CATTAACACTTGGAGGCGGTGCCTCTGCAATTATAGGGGCCGTTTGCGCAGCTTTTATGGCCGCAGTTTTGTTTACCATCGCCTGAGTATTGCTTGTTGCATCTGCAATATTTTCAAAGAAGTTACCCAGGGATTTGACCAGAGCTCCAGCAGGATCCGATGGATTCGTGGTACTAACTGGCATGAAATACAAGCCTGGCATTAGAGTGCACTCCTAACTTTAAATTTGGTTTGCATAAATAGCATTTTAACTATTTATATGGCATACCGAGGTCGATTCAGCCCAAAGAACCCAAGTAAGTACAGAGGTGACGTGATTGGCATTGTCTATCGCTCGCTCTGGGAACGACAACTTTTTCGGTGGTTAGACGAACAATCTTTTGTTGCATCATGGTCATCCGAGGAGGTTGTAATACCATACCGATGCAAAACGGATGGTCGAATTCATAGGTACTTTGTGGATGTCAAGTTTGAATTTACGGATGGTCGCATTATGTTAATTGAGGTGAAACCGTCAAAGGAAGTGAGTCCGCCAAAGAATACTGGAAGAAAGACTCGTAGATACATCACAGAGGTTATGACGTATGCAAAGAATATCTCAAAATGGGAGGCGGCCACTGAATATGCTGCGGATCGGGGATGGATCTTTGAAATCTGGGATGAAAACATGTTAAGGAAACTGGGTATGAAGATCCTTTAGGATTGTGATATAAATAGATGATCTATGGCAGTCTCACTCTTCACTACTCTCGAAAAAGAGTTCACCACGACGGGATTCGAAAAGCGTTCCGCCCAGGCTCGAGCCTGGTTCACTGAAAGAGTTAAAGAACTGAATGGTAGAATTAATAGAGTTAAACTGTTAAAAGATGAAAATTTAACAGTTCGATCGATGCCAATATGGGGATCAATGTACATGTTTGCATATGATCCCAAGCTAAAGAAAGAATTACCCTATTACGACCGTTTTCCTTTAGTATTAGTCATTCAGCCAGCAGAAGGCGGGTTTCTGGGTCTCAATCTTCACTATCTACATCCAAAAATCCGTGCAAAGTTTCTGGACAAATTGATGGGAACAATCTCGGATGATAAACTCACAGAGAAAACTCGTTTAAAGGTTCGTTATAGCCTCCTTGCTTCGGCAAAGAGACTTCGTGAATTTGCGCCATGTTTAAAGCATTACCTCAAGAGCCACATGAAAACCCGAGCTTCCCAGGTGTTTGCTCCGGAATGGGAGACGGCAATATTTCTTCCAACCGAACACTTTAAAGGTGCCACGAAGAATAAGGTATGGCTCGAATCACGCAAACAATTTCAGAAAATTTGATCTAAATGGCAACACTAGTCGACAATATTCTTGGATCCAAAATCGGTAACGCCATTCTTGGTAACTCGATTGACAATTTAAAGACCTCGCTCATTAAACATGGGGGAGTTGCTCATGAAAATCGGTTCACTGTAAATTTTTCTCCGCCAAAACAGTCCTTGTTTAATTTAGATCTACGTAATATTGTCACATCCGCTCTTTCTGGGACATTTAATGCAAAGAATCTGATTAACGATTACAGAGACATTACAATCCTGTGCGAATCCTGCTCATTGCCCGGAAGACAAATCATGACTTTGGATTATCAGTTAGAAAAACACGCGGTAAAGCGGCCCTACAGTTTCTTTAACGAAGAGGTCAATTTTACCTTTATTCTCACTGGCGATTATTACATGAAGAAAATTTTTGATAAGTGGTCTGAAGAAATCATGGGATTTAATAATTATCGTCTTAACTACATTAAAGACTTTGCAGTTGACGTTACAATAACCCAGTTAAATAAGAAAAATCTTCCCATCTATACTGTGGTCTTGCACAACGCATATCCAGTTACATTTAATTCAATTGTACTTGACAACACCGCGGAAAATTCAGTTCAAAAGTTTTCCGTGACCATGGCCTACGAAAACTTCTTCGTGGACAAAGTTCCTACAAGCAAAAACGCAAGCGTAACACTTGGACCTCTTAAGGTTTTAGAACTTGGAGTGTAAAAATTTTACATTTTATAATACTTTTCGATTGATTAACAACTAAATCATACCTATATGCCACTACCGATTATTGAAACACCGAAATATGAAACAAAGCTTCCTTCCACCGGAAAGAAGGTTTTTTACCGTCCATATCTCGTCAAAGAAGAAAAGATGCTCATGATTGCACTTGAGTCTGCTGATTCAAAGCAGATCATGCAGGCAGTCAAAGATACGATTTCAGCATGCACATACAATAAGGTGGATCCGGGTGAACTACCTATTTTTGATCTGGAGTATATGTTTCTTCGGCTTCGGGCAAAATCTGTGGGAGAAATCTCGAAGCTCAATCTAAAATGTACCAGCTGTGAAAAGAACACTCGTGTTGATGTAAATTTAGATGAAATTAAGATTGATGTAAAGAATCTTCCTTCTAACACAATTCAACTGACTGACACAATTGGAATCACAATGAATTGGCCCAAAGTTGATTTAGTTGCTGAGTTTAGTGGTGAAGGTGATCTGGAGAAACAGAATAAAGCAGAATTGGCTTTTAATATCATTGCTGGATGTATTGAATCTATCTTTGATAGCAAGAGGGTCTATCCCGCAAAGGATCAAACCAAAGCAGAATTACACGAATTCCTCGAGTCATTGAATCAGAATCAATTCAAAAAGATTCAAGAATTCATTGAGGCTATGCCAAAATTAGAACATAATGTTGAGTTTGAATGCGCACATTGCAAGACTAAAAATTCTGTACTCATCAAGGGTATTCAAAGTTTTTTCTCATCGCCCTCTCCCACGACAGTTTGATGAATCATTATCAGACTAATTTCGCCCTTATGCAACATCACAAATACAGTCTATCAGAATTAGAACTGATGTTGCCGTGGGAGAGGGAAATCTACGTAGCGCTCTTAGTGGATCATGTCAAAGAGGAGAACGAAAAGGCTAGGAAGAGAACTACATCTAAGTAAAGAAACATACCATCATGGCTGAAGCAAAAGACAAAAACGAAACATTCAAGAATATCCTCCTTGAGCTCATGGTCTCGAATGAGACTCTTGATAAGATTAATGCGAACACACTCAATGCCTCTGAGATGGGACTTGAGGCTGCCGCTAGTCTTGAATCATTAGTCGCAAATCAGTCATTAAGCAACTCAGGAGGATCTGCAGCCAACGAGGGCGGTTCTCAGCCGCAGATGGAGTTTCTGACTGAGGGTATGATTTCTATTTTAAATCTTATTGCAACAGATTCGCTCAGAACAGTGGTTGCGTTAAATGCTATAAGCCAGTTAATGAGCGACACGTTTGAACTGAACAAATCTGAGGCTTTAAAAAACGAGGAAGCTCGGCGCGAGGCTGAAAAGAATAAAAACCGAAATGCTGTGGCTGACGTAATTGAAACTCCAGAAATGGAAAGCAGCTTTGGAATAATGGGAACTCTTGCTGCAATTGCTGGACTTGTAGTTGGATTTGTTACTGGAGTCGTCAGTGCTTTAGTGAGTACCTTTACAAAGGTCATGACAGCAATTGGTAAATTCTTAAAATTGGATGTTCTTCTTGCTAAAATTGGTCTGAGTTCGGCTAAAATTGCTGAGTTTTTTAAGCCATTAACTGACGGTTTTAAAAAGATATCCACGAATATAAGTGAGGCATTTACATTTGTAAAAACTGCCATTTCAGAATCATCCTTGGTCAAAAATATCAAAAAATTCTTTGAACCATTAAAAGATCTATTTGCATTCTTCTCAAAGGAAGGATCAATCATTAGCAAAATTACTAGTCTGGGTGGAAAGGTGAGTTCTTGGTTTTCAAAATTAACAGAAATATTTGGTCTATTCTTCCGAGTTGGAAAGGTATTCGGTAAGCTTTTTGGATATGTTGGAATTGCAATATCAGTATTCGAATCAATCAGCAAGGCCTTTGAAGTCTTCCAAAAGACTGGCGATATTGGTGCCGCGCTTGAAGTTGGAGTTGTCGGTTTCATAAATGCCTTTACAGGAGAAATCCTAGATCTATTAAAGGATGCTGTCTCCTGGATCGCAGGTGCACTTGGATTTAAAGATGTAGAAAAGTTCCTTGATTCATTTAGCTTTACTGACATTATTGCGGAATTATTTCATCGGTTCATTAAAGCGGGCAGGGATATGTTTGAGAAATTCTTTCAAAATTTTGTCGACATATTTGACGATATTTCGACAAAATTCAACGAAGGGGATATTATCGGAGGTATTGCAGAAATTTTTAGGGGGTTTTTAAAAACTGCGGCAACGCTCCTTCTAGATATACCAAAAAACCTTTTGGCCAGTGCTGCGGAAGGTCTTGGTTTTGCTTCATTTGCAAAAGATGTAAGAGATTTTAGTTTTTCTTCATTGTTCGGCGGCACAAACACAAAAACTGGAGGAGACGTTCAGACAGATACGAAAAGTATTACTGCTGCAGCGGGCGACACAACGGCAGCAAAGGCAGCAGCAAAGGTTCTTGAGAAAACAAAAGATCAGCAGAAAGGCGCGGCTGGGGAAAGCGCAGAAGAAAGCAATCCTCTTGTGAATCTTTTTGGATCCGATCCATTTGGTGATTTTAATAAAGCAGTATTAGAAAACTTTAACAGGACGACAAATCCTTCAGGAGCTGCAATTACTCCAGCCACGGTCGAAAATGTTGGTGCTCAGATTGCTGCACTTGGCACTAATACATCCGATATGGTACAGGATGCGGCAGGGCGAGCAGCATCTTCAGTCGTGGCTCCAGTAACTAATACTAAAAATAACACAACAAACAATAGCAGCGTTACAATTCAGCAATCGAATCTGCCGGATAAGACTGCGCTTTCTCTTCGTCCATCTTGGGTATTCCCAGGCGGATACTAAAAAAGAGGCTCCCTTTCGAGAGCCTCCTTTTGCATTATATGGTGAATGAATTTCGGATTAATCTTCCTTTGCAAGTTTTGCAAAGTAGCTGAGGGTATCATCCTCTTTTCCTTCGTCATCGTCACTGCCTGCCTCAACAGGCTTAAATGATTCCCTCTGCGGTGCTGCTGCAGGAGTTGCGGCATACCGAGGAGCAGAAGCAGTGGTATCAAGCTCAACCGATTCAGCGGTTGAAAGAACTTGACCTTCTTCACCCAGGACTTCAAGAAGCTTACGCTTCAATTCGTCATAGGACTTGTAATTCTTTGCATCAGTGAATTCCTTCAGCTGATTCAATTGATTGTAGATCTGTTCAAGCTTTGCTTCATCACCGCCAAAGAGGGGTGAAATCGAAGCGAATTCGGATTTGTCATAGTTACGGTAACCTTCGACATTACGAATCTTCAGTTTAAAATCCGCACCGGCCCAGAAGTCAAATGGATTGACTGGCTTTTCATCTTGGAAAGATGGCTGCATAAGATCCAGCATCTTGTCAAAGATTTTCTTACCGAATTTGTAAAGGAAAACCTTTCCATCATTTGCAGGATTGGCTGGATCGGAGATTACCAGAATGTTTGTGACATAGTGGAGACGGCGCTTACGTGAACGTACGAGATCTTGATCTTCCTGACGTCCAGTTGCCCAGAGTTTAGTATTCAGCTCGCCAACAGGATCAGGCTGGCCGATCGAGGTGAGAGAATTTTCGATGTACCAACGACCGCTTGGGCCTTTGAAGCCATGGTCCCAATAACGGACCCATGGAAGTTCTTCACCTTTTGGGGTGGGAAGGAAACGAATAACGGCATAACCATTACCCGCCTTGTCTACGACTGGTGACCAGAAACGATCATCGTTATAGGATTTCTTCTCTTGGCTTCCTCCAACTTTTTGGGCCTGGGCGGTAAGCTTAGTGATTTCGTTTGCACGATTCTTTTTGAGATCTGCGAATGACATAGTATTTTTAGTATTGAGGTTGTATGAGTAACGTATATGATAGTATCACTTATTCCCTATTTGTAAACCCTAAAAGCACGATTTCTCGCAACTTTTTTATGTCTACTTTCTGTTTGAGGAATGGCTTAAACTTCAGAACTTTCTTGGAAAACTCGGGCCATAGAATGGTCTCTGTAATCTTTGAGCGTTTCATAAAGCCCACCATAATGTCTAGAACTACCAAGGTTTCAAGCTCAATAGTTTTGTCCATCACCAATGTGGCAATTCGTGGATGAGCACCATTCTCAGACTTAAATAAGTCATCGAATGAAAGCCCACTACCCTTACATTGCCCCACCAGTCTGTCTACTTGATCCGCAAAGAAATAACTCATCGATTCTATCTTTTTCAGATAGAACTTGTAGTTGTCCTCCGCGGACTGTTCGACTAGATTGCCCGCCCAGCACTTACTCGTATCCAAGGATGCGAAGTTTGCGACCAGGAAGTCAATCAAAATTTGTTTGTCAGGATACTTCTTGGCCAATTTAGCAAAGAAGTATTTGTCCTTACGTTGAAAGAACGACTTCTGTTTTGCAGAAGTCTTAAAACTGTATTTAATTGCATCATAAGAGTCACTCTCAAAATGCAGTTTAATACTAGTATATATCAGGTAGGCGTCCCAGGGCTGCATTTTAATTTGTCAATTTCCTGTCTAATAGAAAAAGACATTGTTAAATAAAACTCGAAAGTGAATTGTTCTTTGGAAGTAGATTTGCAGACATTGCTTCTGCCTCAATCTTTGCTTTAATTGTGGGACC